AGAACGGCGCGGGCGGCTTGGGTGCAGGCCAGCGCCGCGCCGATCAAGCTGTGATAGCGCACGAGCTCGTCCGGCGTGAGGTCTTCGACGCGGCGGCCGGTCTGCGCTCCTTCGAGCGCTTCTTCGGTGTCGTTCAGGTTGGCGATGGTGCGGTTCATGCTGTCGGACATGCGCGCGGGCTCCTGGGGCTGAGGGTGGGCGGGGGCTTTTCGGCTGCGTCAGGCGATTGCGGCGCGGATGCGGGCGTTCTGGCGCGCGCGTTTCGCTGCGCGGTCGGCTCGGCGCTGCAGGAAAGCGCGGCGGCGTGCGCCGGCAAGTTTGCGCCGGGCGATTTCGGCGTAATTGGGCGGCGGGTAGAGCCAAGCGTGCAGGCGGCTCAGGATGCCGGCGACCAACCCCAGCGGCACCATTACGACGACGAAGACGACGGCAAGCACGGCCAGGCCGGCTGCACCGTAGGCGGTCGCGACGGCGGCGACGTAGAGGGCATTGACGATTTCAACGTTGTGGGCGTCGAGCATGATGCGCGCGGGCTCCTGAAGCTGGGCGCGTTGATGGGGCCGCCGGCTGGGCTGCGGGCGGCAATTGGGACGGTCGCGGGCTTAAGCGGCCGTCTGGTGCTGGTTCTGCTCCTTCTCCCAATCGCGCAGACCGCGCTCGATCAGGTCTTCAAGCGCTTTGTTGTAGCTGGTTCCCATTCCCATGGCGAACCAACGGCGATCAACGCGCTCCTTCACGGGGGGCAGGAGCAGAACGTTTTTCTTGATGCGGATGCGGTTCTGGTTCATGGCCCCCAATTTGGGGGCAGTTCCGAACATCGTCAATTCCCCCTTTTTACCTACCGCGCCATGCTTTCCGCCTATTGCGGCGTGTTCGTAACATGCGTACATTCGGAACGTACTACAATATTAACGTCCGAACTTGAGGCTCCCACATGAACACTCCCCTCGCCGTCCATAGCCGCGCGTCGTGCGTCGGTGATCTGCAGACAACCTTCGCGGTGATCGACGCGAAGCGGATGGAATACCTCGCCGCGATCCTGGCGGAGTGCGGCCGACCGGGTGCTGCCGAACTGGCCGCTTCCTGGAGCCGGGAATACCGCGGGCTGGCGGACCGGCTTTCCGGCGCGGTCGCGGTCGGGGCCGGCGAAGACGCGGCGCCGGGGGTGGCGGCATGACTGACACGCATATTCCGGGGCCGTGGCACTTGGTCGAGTACGACAATGCCTTTCACGTCTGCCGCAAATGGGACGGCAATGTGCGGCCGGGGGACACCCAGACTTATGGTTCGTGCTATGGCGCGCATATCGCGGATGTGGAGCACCAGGGCGATGACGCGCCAGTAGTGACGCGGGCGCAGGCTGAGGCCAATGCGCGACTTATTGCGGCGGCGCCGGATCTGCTGGCGGCGCTGTTGGCGCTAGTTGATCGCATCGGAGATATGCCGGGCGTGCTTGATGATTTGCACGATGAAATGGCCGGGGCTTACGAAGTCCTGCGCCGGATCGGCGGTGCGGCATGATCGCGGTCGACGGCATCACGCATTACGCCGCGCACAGGTTCGGGCTCGTCGATGCTGCCGGGGGCAAGCTGGTCAAGCCGGCGCGGGTGGAGATGGACAACAACGCGCAACAGGTCGTCGGCGGCATCGGCGGCGCGGCGGAAGTGAAGGAGTTTGCGACGGCGGGCGGGGAAGTCGTTTCGCGCAAGGTCGTGGCGCTGGGGTCGGCGCTGTTCTGGCTGCGGCGCGATCTGGCGGACGCGGCGGCGGCGGCGCTGGAGGCTGAGAAGCGCGAACACGCGCGGGTGATTTCGGAAATGCGGGACTTCATCAGCGAGACGGATCGGCAGGGCGCCGCGCGCAACGGCGTGTCGGTCGAGCAGTATCGTATCAATCGGCACAATGCCGGCGCGCGCTGGGATCGTTACCGCGCGGTTCAACGGGCGGGGTACTGACCATGACGGCGGCAAATATCACAAACCTCCCGACGGCGCAGCAGCAGGGGGCGGGCGCTTCCGAAATCATGGAAGCGGTCCTGCTGGCCGGCGATCTGTCCAAGCTGACGGCGCAGGAGCGGACCGAATATTATCTGAAAACCTGCGCCTCGCTCGGGCTCAATCCGCTAACCCGGCCATTCGACTACATCCGGCTTTCGGGCCGGGAGGTCCTGTACGCGAAACGCGACTGCGCGGACCAGCTGCGCAAGATCAACCGGCTGAGCCTGGAAATCGTCGATCGCAAGATGAACGGCGATTTGCTGGTGGTGACGGTGCGGGCGCGGACGCCGGACGGGCGGACCGATGAGGACATGGGCGTTGTCTCGGTCAAGGGGCTGGCCGGTGAAGCGCTCGCCAATGCGATGCTCAAGGCGACCACGAAAGCCAAGCGGCGCGTCACGCTGAGCATTTGCGGGCTCGGGATGCTGGACGAAACCGAAGTGCGGTCGGCGCTGGAGGTCGAGCGGGACGGCGGCGGGCATGGTGGCGGGGCGCCGCGCATTGCCGCGCCGGTCGCTGCACCTCCGCCTCCGGCGGCGCAGGCGTCGCCCAAGCCTCCGCTTACCGTGGCGGTGCCGGGCGGCTGGGATCCGGTCACTTTTCCGCGCGGCATGAGGGGCTTGCGTGAAGCAATGGCGTTCATGGCTGACGCCATCATTGAGGGCGGGCCGCAAATCGTGTCCATGAATGACGCGCTGCTTACCACCATTGCCGACAAGATCCCGGACCTTCGCGAACAGGTCGCCCATCTGCGCGCCGCTGCCGACGAGGCGCTACTGGCCGACGACGAAACCGACATAAACGAAGCGGAAGCCCAGTTTTCCGACGACACCTTTCCGGGCGATCTTCCGTCCGGCGCATAGCCTCCCAACTGGCGGATCGGGGTTTTACACACCGTTACCCGATCCGCCTTTTTTCAACTCACAGGCGTTAACCATGATCGGACCGGGCGATAATTGGGGGCCATTTCACGCGGCGATTTCGCACGCTGAACGGGTCGCCCGGCTGCGCGGTCTGCGTGCAATCACGGAACTGTACTGCGGCAAGATGCACCCTCTCGTCAAAGCGCTGTGGCTGGCCGAAACCGGCGACGCGGCGGACGTTGAGGGCGCCTTGCTGGAGCTTGACCGGCTCCCGGCGCTGCAACGGCGGCGGGTATTGGGCAGCTATGCGGCGCACGCTGCGTACAAGGCCAAACGAGACGACGGCGGGAACACGCCGGTGCAACTGGAGGGGGCAGGCTAGTGGGGTTGTGGTTTTACGAAGAGACGGCGCCGTTCGCGTTTTCGCTGGCGGATGAGTTGACCGAAGCGACGGCGCTGCTGATTGCGCGCTGCGCCTGGGAAGACGACGCGGAGCCGCTGCCGGAGGTTTCGGCCGGGGTGGTCGATCTGGCGGCCGTGCGGCTCTCCCGGCTGGGGGAAGGGGGTCGGGCTGATGTGCTGGAAGTGCGATGAGATGCGCCGGCTGCAGGCGCTGGGCCTGCGGATCGTGAGCGCGCGGGAAGTCGCTGAGGCCGGCGGCGAATTCGACATCGACGACGCTATGCTGCTCGACTACGCGCAGCGGCACGGCTGCAGCATCGAGGCGGCGGAAGATGCGTTCATTTTCGCAGCCGGCGGCATCCAGCCTTCGCGGATGTGGCACTGATGGCCGGCGCTATCCCGATCGCGCCCGGTGCTGCCGAATGCGACATGATCCGCAGCCTCAGCGACGCGCGGCTGTCGGTGTTCCTGGCAACGCTTGACGAACTGGACTGGTGCGCGGCGCGGTCGCTGCTGCCGGTGCTGGCCGAACTGCAGCAGGCAGACAATCAACAATCCGAAAAGACGGGGGATACCCAATGACGGCGCTTGCGGAGCCACCGCATCGGTGGAAAGCTGAAACGACAACGGCCGAAGCGTTGGAAGCGCTCCGGCCGGCTGTCGGGCCTGATGTGGGCTCGATGGTCAAAGCGGGTGCGATCCGCCTCGATAGCACTTCACACGGCTATCAGGATTGCCATTTTGCGCGCGTTTTTCAAGGGCGCTTTTGGCTGGGTCGTGTCCGCTCTCTGAGTGGGAGGGGACATTGAGCATTCCATCAATGCCGCTGTTCTGCGGCGACTACCTCAAAGACACCACGGATCTGACGCTGGAAGAGCACGGCGCGTTCATGATGATCCTGATGATTACATGGGCGACGGGCGGCAAGCCGCTGCCGGATGATGACGCGCGCATGGCGAAGCGGCTTTCCATCCCGCGCGATCGGTGGGTGAAGAAGCTTAAGCCAGTGCTTTCGCAGTTCTTCGATCTGTCCGGCGGGACGTGGCGGAACGAGCGTCTGGAACGTGAGTGGGCCTATGTCCAGGAAGTGATTGCGAAGCGGCGCGAAGCGGGGGCTAAAGGGGGCCGCGCGCCGAAAAATGGGCCAAATGGTCCGAATTCTCGTGTGTATACCAGCGAGAACTTTTCCGAAAACTACGACGCTAACCCACGGAAAAATAACGAAACTAGCAAAGCAAACGGTTCAGCCGAGCTTAAGCAAAACGGAAGCACCCATCCCCATACTTCTGCTTACGCAGAAACCTTTGCTGACGCAAAGGGGGCGGGCGCCCCATCGCCCGGCAACGTCGTGCAGATGCCGCTGACGGCTGAAGGGGAGTTGTTTGGGCCTGTCCTGGCGGATCTGGTCGCGGCGGTTCCGGATGTTGTGCCGCGCGAAATCCGCGCCATGCTTGGCAAGGCGAAGGGGCATTTCGGGCCGGATGCGGCGCTATCGCTGGCGAAGCAGGCGCTGCTGCGGGCTGAACCGTGGTCATGGCTCTGCGCGACGATCAACGCGCGCATCAACTTGAAACCGGCCGCCGGGGGTCGGCCGATCGAGGCCGGGGCGCGGGAGCTGCTGGACAAGCTGGCCGCGATGAGGGGGGCGCTATGAGCCGCGATATCACGAAATCCGGCGGCGGTGCGCTGGCGGAAGCGCCGAAGCTGTCGCCCGAACTGCGCGCGATCCTGGGCAAGCGGAAAGTCGTTCCGGATTACGGCGGGGATGACGGCGTTGCGCCGGGCGGCGGGCAGTTCCGCGACGGGGTTTGGGACGCGCCGGCCTGGGTCGATGCGCGGGAACGGGACGAAGCGGGGCGGGCGCGGGCGGCGTATGAGGCGCAGTTGCGGCCGGCACCGGTTGAGCGGATCCGCGATTTCCTGCTGATGCTCTGGAACGCGACCAAGCACCAGAACGACACGAATTGGGAAGCGGTCGCGTCGGTCTACCCGATGTTTCTTGACGCGCATCCGTCGTGGTGTTTCCGGCCTGAGCGGCTGAAGCTGGCGGCGCAGACGGCGTTTGACTGGTTCCCGACCGTGCGGGAACTGACGGAGTTCATGGAGCCGGATCGGCAGGCGATTTTGGCGCTGGTGGCGAACCTGAAGCGGGTTTCCGAGACGACAACGCAGGCACCGGCAAGCGCTGGGCATGCCGGGCGGCGTGCGTGGGCTGAGGGTGGGGCGGAAGATCACGCGGAATACCGGGGCGAGAAAGCGGACCGGGAGCGGCGGGAATTGGTCGAAATCATGCGGAAGCGGGATGAGGCGTCCGGCATCGTTCCGGTGGAAGCGAGCGGGTTTGATCGGCTGCCGGGCGAGAGCGACGGGGCTTGGATGTCTCGCATGAAGGCGATGCGGGATGAGAACATTGATTTGGGAGCCAAAGCGCGGCGTGCTGACGAGCAGCGCTATCGGCGGGCGAAGGAGATCGAGCGGGAAGAGCGCGCCGCGCAGACGCGGCGGCGGACGCCTCCGCCAACGCCGGACGCGATGCGGGCGGCCTACGACGCAACCGGCATCAAGGCGCGGGATGTGCGGGACGGGCAGACTGCGAGCGATGACGCGCAAAACACGATGAGTTGCGGCGACGGGGTCGGGCCATGACGGGCGCGGCGCTGGGCTGGGTGTTTCTGTGGCAGTTCTGGCGGCTGTGGCTGCGGGAGGTCGTTGGGACGGAGCGTGAGCGAGGGCACGTGGATAACTCCGCGGACGTGGTCGATCTGGCGCAGTGGCGGCGCGAGCATCCGGCACGCGGGGGTCATGCGGCATGACGGCGCGCAGGTGGGCGTATTACAACGATGTGGATGAGTACTGTTGTGCCTGGACGAAGAATTTAATCAAAGCGGGGCTGATACCGGATGGTGAAGTCGATAACAGGTCAATACGAAATGTTGAGCCTGATGATGTGCGAGACTTCGCCCAATGCCATTTCTTCAGCGGCATTGCCGGTTTCGCCTACGCCGCGCGTCTCGCGGGCTGGCCGGACGACGCCGAACTCTGGACCGGCGGCTTCCCCTGCCAGCCTTTTTCCGTCGCGGGGCGGCAACTCGCCGCAGCGGATGACCGCCACCTCTGGCCGGAGTTGCATCGGCTTGTTGCACAGGTCCGACCCGCTTGGTTCCTTGGCGAAAACGTTGCTGGCATCGTCGGCTTGGCGCTCGACGGAGTGCTCTTTGACCTGGAAAGCGCGGGCTACGCCTGCCGGGCGTTTGTTGTTCCAGCTTGCGCCGTCGATGCGCCCCACCGACGCGACCGGGTGTGGATTGCCGCGCGACGTTTGGCCGACACCGACAAGCTTGGCTCCGGCGCGGAACGGCAACAACGAGGCGGGGAATTCCTGCGGGCTGGTGAAGATCAGGGAACATGCGTTGGCGATGTGGCCGACACCGGCGGTATCGGATGCGATGGGCGGCAAGGTCCCGCCCGAGGGAACATCGTTGACGGGCATCCGTCCGGACGGGGTCAAGGCGCAAATCGGGCTGAACTACGCGGCGAAGATGACGGCGGAAGACGGCCGCCGGGGCAACCTGCCGCCGCGGCCGTGGGATACCGGGGTGCCGCTGTCGCAGCAGGCGGCGGCGATGTGGAGTACGCCGCGGGCGTCGGACGGCGCGAAGGGTGGGCCGGGGCAGACGTTCGGGGCGGGCGGGACGCCGCTGCCGGCGCAGGCTTCTGGAGCGATGCCGCCTGGATCGGCGGAGCGGACGGAAAAGCCCGTCGGGTCCCTCAATCCGGAATTCGTGGCATGGATGCTCGGCTATCCGCCGGAGTGGCTGGAGTGCGCTCCATCCCGCTCATCGCTCAAGGCGTCCAAGATCGGGTCGGCAAGCTGAAGGCGCTGGGCAATGCCATCGTTCCCCAGGTCGCGGCGGAAATCCTGAAGGCCATGAGGGCGGCGGCATGACGGCGCAGGGGCATCTGCAGCGCAAGCGCGCCGTTGCGCGGGCGGTGGTCCTGGCGGCGTTCAAGCTCAAGGGGCAGAAGGCTTTCCGGGTGGATCCGGCCGGGGCGAACTGGCAGCCGCTGAAGGACGCGGAAAGCCTGGGCTGGGTCTGGTTCGTGGATCCGGAGCGGTGCGCGATCCTGGACGCCGGGCTGCGGGAGATCGAGCCGTACCGGCAGGATGAGCCGAAACCGTGCGTGCAGTACCTGTGCGCCGTCTGCGGGTCGGTCGTGGCGCAGCCGCAGGGCGAAACCGGGCTGCCGGTGTCGGTCCGGTGCGAGAGATGCGCGGAAACCTCGGCGGCGGCGGCGGAGCGGATGCGGGCTTCGCTGGACGCCGAACAGGGGGAGGATGCGGCGTGATTTCTTACGCGGATCAGTTGGCTTGCGTTGTGCGCGAACTGGCAATGAGGCGGCGGGTTTATCCGCGCTGGGTGGAGAGTGGGAAAATGACGCAGGCGAAAGCTGACTTGGAAATCCGGGCGATGGAGGCGGTTGCGGAGACGCTTCGCGGGCTTGAGTTGGGGGATCGGCTGCTTTGAGGCGCGACATGACGCCGGGGCGCTGGACTGTGGCGCAGAACCTGCCGGGGATCGACGACGCGGCCAACGGCGTGACGGTGTGCGGCGGGATCGGGGACCGGGTGCGGGTGGCGGACTGCCGGGGTGACGTGCCGCGCGTCCAGCAGCTCGCCAACGCGCGGGCCGTGGCGTCGCTGCCGCGCCTGCTCGACGTGCTGCAGGAGGTCGAGCAGTACCTGGGCGATCGGCCGCAGAGCGATCGGGTGGCGATGGCGCTGCATCGGTACGTGGTCGAGTTGATCGGGAAGGGCGGGGCGGGATGATAGGGGCGGTAACATCGACGCCAGGGCGGTTTTCCGGCGGCTGGAGTGCGGTCTGGGAGTTTTTGGCTACGCGGGTAGGGTCGGCGCGCTGGAGGCTATCAGGCGGTCTTTTTTCGGGGTCGGCATGACCGACGCCGAAACCATTGCCGAACTGCGCTGGATGCTGCATGAGCAGACGCGGGAAATCTTCCGGCTGCGGGCGGCATTGCAGGCCGAACAGGCGCGCCGGTATGCCTTGCCTGACACGAAAGGCGCTTTGGATCTCGGATCGACGCCGTTTCTCGATTGGTGCCGCAGAGCCGCAAAGCAGGGTGCGCCGAATGACTGACGCGGAAATCATCGCGGATCTGCGGGCGCGGCTGGCCGACCGTGACGCGCAGATTACCCGGCTTCGGCGGCGGGCTGTGGCGGGGGAGCGCGGGCGGGCGGTCAGTATCGCGGAAGTGCTGGCGGCCGAAATGCGCCGGGGCCGCAATGACGGACGCTGACGCGGCGCTGCGGCGGTCGATCGTCCGGCCGGAGCGCGAGCAGCACGGCGTTGTGCTGGTCGAGGCCGCCAGTGACGCGCCGGGGGTCATGGTGGCGCGGGTCCAACCGGCGATTGAGAGGCTTGCGCGCCGGGGCCTGCTGACGCGGCGGCAAGCGGCGGCCGGTGAGCGGATTTACCGGGCCTGGGCGCTTGGGATCGTCGGCGCGCGGGACGGCGAGGCCGGCGGGTCGAGCGTGCATGATCCCGGCGGCGTGCGGGACCGCCAGCTTGACGCGGCGACGGAGTATCGGCGGATCCGCGACGCGGTCGGCGTGCGGCTGTGGCCGATCGTCTGGCATGTGGCTTGCGATGACTGGTCGGTTGATCGCTTCGCCTCGGAAATCGGCAACGGCATGGATCGCAAGCAGTGGATGGGGTGCCTGAAAATCGCGCTGGATCAGGCGGCGGATTTTCTCGAACTGCCGGACTGACGCGGCATGCTGGCGGCGCTGCGCGGGCTTGACCGGATCGAGGCGGCTGATGCGGAGCGTGGCGGGTCGTTCGTCTGTCCCGGCTGCCGGTCCGCCGTCATACTGAAGCGCGGGCGGGTCAAGATTGCTCACTTCGCCCATATGGCGCCGGTGTCGTGCAGTTATGCCGCCGGGGAAACTGCGGTTCATATGGCGGCAAAAGCGGCGATCTGCGCGGCTTTCCGGGCGCGCGGGTTGCGGGCCGAAGTGGAATTTCCGGTTGGGCAGTTGTCCGGCGATCGGCGCGCGGATGTTCTGGTATGGGGGCCGGCGGGGCAACGGGTGGCGGTCGAAGTGCAGCATTCGGCAATCAGCCTTGACGATATCGCGCGGCGGACGGCGGGCTACATGAGGGCAAAAATTCCGGTCGTGTGGCTGCCGGTGCTGAAAGCGGGAATACTGTGGGACGGCTTGCCGATGCCTGGCGGGGTGTCCGTCGAGAAATATCCGGCGCCGCACTGGCAACGGTGGGTGCATGGTTACGGCTTCGGCGGAATGTGGGTGATGCTGTCGGATCTGACGCTGTGGCGAGGTCGCATGCTGCCGTGTGAAATCGAGGTTCCCTCATCGTCATGGTATGACGAGGACGGCGACGAATGTTCCGGCGGCGGCTACACGAAGGTATCCCGCAAGTGGAAGACGCTGGAACTCAGGGGGGCGGTTGACCCGGCGGATATCCGCGTCGAGTTGTTCTCTCGTCCAGCCGCGAGCCTGGGGCGGCATGTCTACCCCGGCGGTCGCGCGGCGCGGTTTGTGACGGCGGATTTTCTCGGGCGGCCGGGAACGTGAACGCGCGTTAACGTTGCGGGGGTTGACCGGCGGGCCGCTGCGTGATACGTCGATGATATGCGAGCACGCGTGCCTCCAAATTCGCCGGCTAGGGGAAACTCTGGCCGGCTTTCTTGTGTCTGGCCAAACTGGTAACAATCAGCAAACAATGCCATTTCAACCCGGTCAATCCGGCAACCCGAGCGGGCGGCCGAAGGTGAATAACGAGTTGCGCGACCTTGCGCGCAAGCACACCGAAGCGGCGATCAATGCACTCGCTGAGGCGCTGAAGGATGAGCGGCACCGCGTCGCGGCTGCCTCGGCGCTGCTGGATCGCGGATGGGGCAAGCCGGTGCAGGAAGTGACCGGCGCGGACGGCGGGCCGCTGCTCGGCTGCCTGGAGGTCCGCTACGTGAAGCCGGCGGATCCGGCGGACACCGTTGCTGATTGAGTTTCCGCAGGCGCTGGAGTGGATCTTCCAGCCGGCGCGCTACAAAATCGCCTATGGCGGCCGGGGCTCGGGGAAGTCGTGGGGCTTCGCGCGGGCGCTGCTCGTCCAGGGTGCCGCGAAACCGCTGCAGATACTGTGCGCCCGTGAAATCCAAAAGAGCGTCGCTGACAGTGTGCACAGACTGCTGAGCCAGCAAATCGAAGCGATGGGCCTGGGCGATTTCTACACGGTCCAGAACAACAACATTCGGGGCCGCAACGGTACGGAATTCACGTTTGCGGGCCTGCGGCACAACATCAACAGCCTGAAGTCAGTAGAGGGATGTGATGTTTGCTGGGTCGAAGAAGCGCAGACAGTCAGTAAAGCCAGCTGGCAGACATTGATCCCAACTATCCGCAAGCCGGGCAGTGAAATATGGGTTTCGTTCAATCCGGAACTGGACACCGACGAAACATTTCAAAGGTTCGTGCGGGATCCTCCGCCGGGCGCCGTCGTGCGCCGGGTCAATTACTCGGACAATCCGTGGTTTCCGCAGGTCTTGCGGGCGGAGCTGGAGCAGCTGCGCGACAAGGACCACGACGCCTATCTGTGGATCTGGGAAGGGCACACCAAGCAGGTCCTGGACGGTGCCATTTATGCGCAGGAAATCCGTGCCGCAACTGCAGAGAACAGGTTTACGCGGGTGCCGTACGACGGTGCCAAGCCGGTTGCGACGTTTTGGGACCTGGGCCGGGCGGACATGACTTCGATTTGGTTCGCGCAGCAAATCGGCTTCGAATACCGGCTGATAGACTTTTACCAGAACCGCGGCCATGCGCTCGGCCATTACCTCAAGGTGCTGCAGGAGCGGCCGTATGTTTACGGCACCTGCTGGCTGCCGCACGACGCCAAGCACGAGCTTCTGGCGTCGGATCGGACGATCGAGCAGCAAATCAAGGATACCGGCCGGGAAGTGCGGATTGTGCCCAATCTGCGGGTCGCGGAAGGGATCAACGCGCTGCGGACCATTTTTCCGCGCTGCTGGTTCGATGCCGACAGATGCGCGGACGGCTTGAACGCGTTGCGCCGGTATCGCTACGCAGTCAACGCCGAAACGGGGCAATGGTCGCGGGAACCTCTCCATGATGACGCAAGTCATGCGAGTGACGCGCTACGCTATTTCGCGCTCGCCATGCAGGACGGCGCGGATGATGGGTGGTCGAAACCACTGAAGATCGACAACGGGTGGATAGTATGAGCGTTGCGCCTCGGCCGTTGTCCGATGACGACATTAAGGCAATCTGCGGCCGGGAGATTGCGGCGGCTGAAAGCCATGCGGAAACGCTGAGCAGCGAGCGGCGGCGCAATCTCGACATGTACCGGGGGGCAAATCTCTGGCCGTCGAAACCGGGGCAATCGTCGGTTGTCACGCGAGAAGTTCTTGAAACTTGCGAGTGGCTTCTGCCGCAGCTCATCAAGGTTTTCGCCTCGACGGATGAGGTCTGCCGGTTCGAGCCGATCGGGCCGGAAGATGAGCAGGCGGCGGAGCAGGCAACGGATTTCGTCGGCTGGGTGTGGGATCGCGATAACGCCGGCTTTCTGACGCTGCATACGTGGTTCAAGGATGCGCTGCTCGGCGGGCTGGGCGTCGTTAAAGTCTGGTGGGTCGATGAGCCCAAGATAACGACGCATGACCTGGGCGGCTTGAGCGAAATGCAGCTGACCATGCTGCTGCAGGATCCTGCGCTTGAGATCGTGGCGGCGGAGCAGACGGACGGCGGCGTAGGTCCGGACGGCGCGCCATTGGTGCTGTACGACGTTCGGCTTGCGGTGACTGAGCCCGACGGGCGCGTGTGCGTCGAACCCGTGCCGCCGGAAGAGTATCTGTTTTTGCCGTCGGTCAAGTCGGACGCGGATCCGGGGCAGGGTCACAGGCGCCGGGTGACACAGTCGGACCTGATCGCGCAGGGCTATGATGCGGCCGTGGTCGATGATCTGCCGACGGCGGATGATGACGACGACTATGGGGAGCGCTCGCACCGTCTGGATCCGTCCACGCTGGAAACCATCAACCGCGATACGCGCGACCGTGCGTCGCGGATGGTTGAGGTTACGGAGTGGTACACGCGGCTTGACCGCGACGGCGACGGGCGGGCGGAGTTCCTGCAGGTGACGCTGGCGGGCGTGAATGAGAGCGTCGTGCTGGACGTGCGGGAGGTCGATGCGCCGCCGTTCGCGGTGCTCTCGCCCATCCTCATGTCGCACCGCTTGGACGGGCTGTCGATCGCGGATCTGACGCGAGATCTGCAGGAGATAAAAACTGCCATTACTCGGCAGATGTTGAATAGCCTGTACCTCGCCAACAAGCCGCGCAACTGGATCGTTGACGGGCAAGTAAACCTGCAAGACTACCTCAACAATGAGGCGGGCGGCGCTGTGCGCGTTAAGGCGCCGGGCATGATTGGTGAACTAAACACGCAATTCGTTGCAGGCCAAGCCTTCCCAATGCTTGAGTACGTTGACCGCGTACTTGAGGGGCGGAGCGGCGTTTCGAAGTTGAGCCAAGGCATTGACGCGGACGTGCTGAAGGGCGGATCTGCGGCGGCGCAGACGGCGACGGGCGTTGCGGCGCTGCAGTCGGCGGCGCAGCAGCGGATCGAGCTGATAGCGCGCGTGTTCGCGGAAACCGGCGTCAAGCGGGCCTTCAAGCTCATCCTGGCGCTGGTGACGAAATACCAGCAGAAGAGCCGCGTCATTCGGCTGCGCAATCAGTGGGTGGAAATGGATCCGCGCGCGTGGAACAGCGACATGGATCTGAGCACTGAGGTAGGGCTTGGGACCGGCAACAAGATGGAACAGCTCGGCTACCTCGCGCAAATCAAGCAGGCGCAGGAACTGGTCATGCAGCAGGGCGGGCTCGGCGGGATGGTCACGCCGGCCGAGTATTACAACACGCTGGGCAAGCTGGTGCAGCTGTCGGGGCTCAAGAACGTCGATCAGTATTTCAAGGATCCGGCGCAGCAACAGCAGGCGGCACCACCTCCGCCTCCCCCGGATCCGAACATGCTGGCGGTCCAGCTCCAGGCGCAGATTGAGCAGCAAAAGCTGGCGCTGGAGCGGGAGAAGATGATCCGCGCCGATGATCGCGAGCGGGACAAGCTGGATGCTGACATTGCGATCCGCGCGGCCGAAATGCAGGCGCGGTACGGCGCGCAAGTGAACGTCGCGGCTATTCGGGCGGCGGTCGATCGGGACCGTGAAGCGATGCGCCAGCAGGCGCAGCTGATGCAGGCGGCGGCTCCGCCTCAGCCTGGGCCGCAGACGGGCAACGGCGCGATACCTCCGGGTATGCCGCCGGGCATGGTGCAGTAGGCAATCCTCGGATTAAACGGAGTTTAACCGATTGAGCGACACCGAACAGGAATTGCGCCGCAGGGTCGCGGCGGCCGAACGCGCGCGCGCGTACATCGATGATCCGCTGCTGGTCGGGGCCTTCGAGGCGCTTGATGCGCGGTTCATGATGACGTGGCGCGCGACGGCGCCGACGGATACCGCCGGGCGCGAAACACTCTGGCATCATATTCAGGCGCTTGGTGAGCTGCGCCTGGAACTCAACCGCGCGCTTGAGGATGGGGCGATGGCGAAAGCCGCGCTCGATGATATGCGCGCCGGTCTGAACACCAACCCCTAAGCACGAGAGTAGACATGAGCGACATGAACGCCAACCCGGCTGCCGGGAGCGATAGCGGTCCTGTGTCCGATCCCGTTGCGATGATCGAGGGTCTGCTGGAGCGCGAAGACGACGCGCCAACCGGCCGGCCGCGCGATCAAAAGCCGGATCCGGAACCTGCGCCTGAGCCTGAAGAGGCGCCGGAGCACGAGCCGGAACCGGAGACGCCGGATGATGAGCCCGGCGAAGACGAAGACGGCGGCGACGCGGAAGAGCCCGAGCAGACGGAACCGACGACTGAGCTTTACACCGTCAAGATCGACGGCAAGGAACAGCAAGTCACGCGGGATGAGCTGCTGAGCGGCTACCAGCGGCAAGCCGATTACAGCCGCAAGACGGCGGAACTGGCAGAACAGCGGCGCGCCGCTGAAGCCGAGTTTTCGCGCGTCGCGGCGGAGCGCCAGCACTACGCGCAACAGCTGGAGCAAGTGGCAACGGTGCTGCAGGCGACGCTGCCGCCTCGCCCGACCCAGGAGCAACTTGACGCGGATCCGATCGGCTACATGCAGGCGAAAGAAGCCTGGGAAAGCCGGGTAGGGCAGCTGCAGCAGGTCCTGGCGGAGCGGGACGGGGCGTTGCGGGCGCAGCAGGAGCAGGCGCAGGCGCAGCAACAGCAAATGCTGGCGCAGGCGCGTGAGCGGCTGCTTGAGATGGTGCCCGAGTGGCAGAAGCCGGAAGTCGCCCAGCGCGAGAAGCCGGCGATTGCAAATCACCTGCGGGCGATCGGCTACAGCGACGCGGAGATTGGGCAGGCGGCGGATCCGCGCGCGCTGCTCATGGCGCGCGAAAGCATGCTGTACAGGCAGCTGGTCGCCACGAAACCGCAGGTGCAGCAGCGCGTCGCGAATGCTCCGAAGATGGTCCGGCCGGGCGCCTCCGGTCCTGCGCCGGACCAAACGAAATCAATTGTCCAGAAATTGAAGCGCGGCGGCGGAAAAGACCTCGACCTTGCCGCGCGACTAATCGAGATGGGTTAGAACAATGGCCGTTCCAGCAAATACCGCGCAGCGCTATCAATCGACCGTGATCAAGGAGGATTTGTCCTCCATCGCTGAGTTGATCGCGCCGACGGAAACGCCGTTTATTACCGCGATCGGCAAGGGCACCGCGTCGAGCACCTTCAGCGAGTGGGTGACGGTCGATCTGGCGGCAGCCTCCGACACCAACGCCGAGATTGAAGGTAACGACGTCGTCGCGGATCCGAACAACGAGGGCGTGCGTCTCGGCAACTATGCGCAGCTGAGCGACAAGGTAGCGCAGGTTTCCACGAGCCGCGAGGCCGCCGACGAGGCCGGCGATCTGAACCGGATGAGCAAGCAAATTGCTCTGAAGGTGCAGGAGCTGAAGCGCGACATGGAAAAGCAGGTGCTGAGCAACAAGGCCGCCAATCCCGGCTCTGCCAGCACCGCGCGCGTTTCCGCCTCCTTCGCCTCCTTCCTCCGCACCAACGTCAGCCGGGGCACGGGCGGCGCAAATCCGGTGCTGAGCGGCACAACGTCGGGCTATCCGACGACGGCGGCGACCGACGGCACACAGCGCGCGCTGACGGAGACGTTGTTCAAAACCGTGCAGGCAACGACCTGGGGCAGCGGCGGGGACCCGACGTTGGTTTTCGTTGGGGCGGCCAACAAACAACTTATCAGTGCATGGACCGGCAACGCTACGACGTTCCGCGAGATGGATAGTCGAAAGATTGTCGCTGCGGTTGATATTTATGTGGGTGATTTCGGCGAAGTGCAAATTATTCCATCAAGGCTGATGAGAAGTAGAGATTTGCTAATCGTCGATCCCTCCAAAGTGGAAATCGCCTACTACCAAAAGATGAAGCAGGTAGAACTTGCGAAAACCGGCCACTCTGACAAGCGGATGGTGTCATGCGAGTACATGCTGCGCACTAAATCGGAAATCGCGCACGGCGGCATCTTCGATCTGAGCTAAGCGCGACGCAACTACACTACGGCATTGCAGTAGAGGGCGCCTTCCGGCGCCCTTACTGCTTTCCGGATCCTGGGGAGAGTGGAAACCATGGCTAAGAAGCTGAAAGAAGAGACCGAAAAGAGCATTTCCGAGGCTGAAGAGGCCGCAGAAACGAGCGGCACGCCGTCGCCAGTGCTGGAGCCGGAAAAGTCGAAGATGCCGGAGCCCGGCACAACGGAAGACTTGGACGTTGTAACGACGGATGACGCGACAAGCCTAAACCCGAACATCGTGCAGTCCGGCACCAAGCCGGACGGGCAGGGCGGGCAGGTGCTGCTTGATAGCGTAGATCCGGCGGTTGCGAATGCGGCAATTCTGCCTCGGCCGGTTTCGGTCAAGCCGGAAAATCCGTCAACCGCGCCGGAGCAGACCGAAGCGCCTCCGGCTGAGGGTCAGGTGCGCTTCAAGGTGACGGCGGACAATGAGCCGTTTTACTCGGGCGGGCCGCTGAAAAAAGGCGAAACCGTGACGATGAGCAAGGAAGAGGCTGAGCTTTTGACCCAGCTCAAGGCCGGGTCGATCGAGGGCGGCGGAAGCGCTCCCCCTCCGGCCGCCTCGGACCGCAACGCTAAGGCGGAAGGCTCCGACACGCAATGATCCAGACGCGCTTTGTTGAGGATAGCGACGGGTCGCTGATCGTGCAGCGGCTGGCTGACGTGGAAGCGTTGCTTGAGGCAAACAAGGCGCTGGCGGCAAGCGGTGACGGCTACACGCCGTCCCGCGAGCTGCGCCGGGCGGCGTCGATCCCTCTCGCGATTATCGAGAAGTGGCGCAATGAGCTTGGCGTGGATGTGCTCAATCCGGACCATATGCCGGCCGTGCGGCGCCTGCTGAACAGCAATGAGTATGCGTTTCTCCGGACGGCGCCTGGGAGGCTGTGATGCAGCGCATGAGCTTCATGCCGGGGATTACCGTCCAGCATCCTGTGACGCCGGTATCCTCGGTGGTCTGGCTGCCGCGACAGGGCGGCAACGTGCGGATCGTCAACGACGGCAAGGTCAATGTCTGGATCGAGTACGGCGGCAAGGATGCGGTGGCGGATCCGGCGCATAGCATGCTGCTGACGCCGGGCTACACCGCCATGATGCGGATGCCGCCCAACGCCAGCCATCTCGCGGCGGTCTGTCCGGCCAAGGGGTCCGCGACCCTCAACATTACCTTGGGGGATGGCAGCTGATGGCTTTGACCAGCTATACCGGCCTTCTCGCCAGTCTGGCCGGATGGCTGATGCGCGATGATCTGACGGCGGTGCTGCCGGATTTCGTGGCTCTGGCTGAGGCCAACATGAACCGGCGCCTGCGTCTGCGGACCATGATGAAGCGCACGACAACGCCGATGGATGAGGCATATGAGTTGCTGCCGCCCGATTTCCTGGAGATGTGGCGGCTCACCCTGGACGGAACCGAGCTGCGCTATGTTTCAACGGCACTGCTGGCGGGATATGCCGAGAGTTATCGCGGCTCGGTGCCACTGTATTACTCCATCGTCGGGGAAAACCTGCAGGTGGCGCCGGCTCCGGCCGTCAGCGGATCGAGCCTGTTGGAGTTGGTCTACTACGCCAAGCCTCCGGCGCTGAGCCAAGCCAACCAGACAAACCGGATCCTGGAAGTGTCGCCCGACATCTATTTGTATGGCTCGCTGGTGGCGAGTGCGCCTTACCTGGGCGACGATGCCCGGCTGCAGACCTGGGGCACGCTGTACGGCGCGGCGATCGACGCCGAGATGGCGGCCGATGAGGCCGCATCCGTCGGGGCGTCGCCGCTGGTCATTCGCGGGGGAGCATTCGACTAATGCCGCAGACGACGTGGACGGACATTGTTGACGGCGCGGCGCTGACGGTCGGGGCCGAGAAGGGCGACCCCGGCGAGGCCGGCGAGCCGGGGGAAACCGGGCCGCCGGGACCGATGGGGCCGCAGGGACCGCAGGGCATCCAGGGGCCGCAGGGCATTCAGGGGGCGACGGGACCGGCAGGCCCGGCCGGGCCGCAGGGCGAAACAGGACCGGCAGGGCCAACGGGACCGCAGGGGGCGGCCGGACCGCAGGGCGAGACGGGGCCGGCGGGGCCTGCAGGCGCGGACAGCACGGTTCCGGGGCCTGCCGGGGAAACGGGGCCGCAGGGCGAGACGGGACCGGCGGGGCCGACAGGACCGGCTTACAGCGGGTTCGATATCAGCATTTATTCGCCCGACAAGCCGACTTCCAACATGATCGTCGCGCGTCTCGTCCTGCCGCGCGCCGTGTCGCTGCCAAGCGGGCTGGCCGGGAGTGCCGCCAGCGCAGGGACCGCCGCGACCGCGAGCACCGTGTTCAGCGTGCAGAAGGGTACGACGGAGTTCGGCACGGTGACGTTTGCGGCGGCGGGGACGACCGGCACCTTTGCGTCGGCGTCGGGTGCCAGCTTCGCGGCGGGGGATGTGCTGCGGGTGGTCGCGCCGGGAACGGCGGACGCGACGCTTGCGGACATCAGCATCAGCTTTCTCGGAATGAGGGTCTAAAGCGTGGGGATTTTGTTCTGCGGCGGCGAGATCGAGGACTTCTCAATTCTCGGGACCGTTTCCGCCACGACCACGACTTCGCGGTTCCGCTCCGCGTATGCGCGCATAGCTCTGGAGCCTGCCGGGGGCGGTTTGTCCACGAACAACGCTAAAGCGTCGTTTGCGTCATCATCGCAGTTCTGGGCGACGTTCCGGCTTTCCACGGCAACGAGTTTCACGGCCAACAGTTCGTTCGTGGTCTTCTCGATCGGCGGTGCCGCGCGCTTGCGCCTTCGGCTGACCAGCAGCAGCACGGGCAGCACGTTTTTCGTCGATAAATACGATGGGACAACCGGAACCACCCTCGCCACCAGCACGGGGACGCTGGCAACATCTACCCTGTATCGCTTCGATGTCGCGGTCAGCTACGGGGCGGCGGGGCGGGTGCGGGTGTGGCTTGATGGGACGCTGGCACTGGACACCGGGACGATCGACACCACGGTAAGCGGTGCGACCGCACTCGACGGTGTGCATTTCGCCGCGATGAGCACAACGACCTCGACCACCATGTTTATTTCCGAGGTGATCGTGGCGGACGAGGACACCCGCCCGTTATCGTTGAAAACTCTTGCGCCGAATGCGACCGGGGATAGTTCCCAATGGACAGGCGCATACACCGACGTTGACGAGACGACCGCCAGCGATACGGACGTTCTGAGCAGCGCCACCGCTGGACAGGTGACGAACATGGAATGCACCGGAATGCCAGCCGGGGCGAGCGGTCTTGCGGTGCGCGCGGTCAAGGTGGTGGCGTCGGCCTTGCGTGGGACGAGCGGGCCGCAAAAGCTGGCGTTGGGCGTCAAAAGCGGTTCGACCTCGGGCTACTCCGCCGATCTGACGCTCGACACCGGCTACACGACCGTCAGCAACACCTGGACGGTCAACCCGGCAACATCGGCGGCGTTCACGGGCGCTGAAATCGACAGTCTTAAACTTGCCGTCAAGAGTGTCGCCTAGTGCCCGCGCCCGCCGACACGGTTGCCGTTCGCAAGCTTCACGCTTATGCGGTTCTTAGTCCTGACCCGGCAAGCGTGGCGGTGCAGAAGGCTTACGGGCTGGCGGTGCTCGATGACGGCAGCCTTCCGGCGTACGATCCGTACTGGTCGAACACGGTGCTGTTGCTGCACGGTGACGGCGCGAACCTGAGCGGCACGATCACCGACAGCAGCCCGAGCGCCCATGCCATGACGGCGGCGGTAGCGGCGCTCTCGACCACTCAGGCAAAATTCGGCAGCGCCTCGCTCGACGTGGCGACCAGCTACTCAAGCGCCAACTTCGTCACGGCATCCGACAAACTTACTGATTTTCAGTTCGGCGCGGGGCAGTTCACGGTGGAGGCGTGGGTTCGGTTCCGCGCGTTCGAAGCCGCGCAACAGCATGTCATCTGCGCGGCGGGGTGGGTCACGGGCAATTCCGGCTGGAAACTCGGCTGGAACGCGGGCCAGTTGCGTTTTACGTACTCGGTTGACGGCACGACATTTTCGAACGTGACCGTGGCGAATACGCCGTCTCTCGACACGTGGCATCATGTCGCCGTGGATCGGGACGCCAGCAATACGCTGCGCCTGTATTTCAACGGAGCGGTTGTCGCATCGGGCGCGGCGGCGGCGACCTTCTTCCCCTCGACCGCGACGTTCTATCTCGGCAACGATCCAAACCATAACCGCGCGCTGAGTGGCTGGCTGGATGATGTCCGCATAACGAAGGGCGTCGCGCGCTACGGCGGCGCGTTCGCCGTGCCGCTGGCGGCGTTCCCCGACAGCGGAGCGCCGACCGTGGCGGTGACGCGCCGCCGCCCGCTCGTGGCGCTGCTGGGATGAGGCACGCATGGTAACGGTTCCAAGAGACGCGCCGGCTTGGGCGCAGCAGCTGGCGGATGACGTGACGCGCGAACTGCGCGCGCGCTCGCGCGGCTTTCCCGTGGTCCTGGCGAGTTTCCCGAAAGCGGATCTGCCCGACGCGGCGCGCTGGGTCGGAAGCTGGATCTATGTGCCGGACGATGTGGGTGGGGCGGTCCCGGCTTACTCGGACGGCGTCAACTGGCTGCGGGCTGATAGCTCGGCCGTGATTTCCTGAGAGGCTAGCTCATGCCAAGCACACCGACCCCCCGCCTGCGCGTCGAAACTCAGGCGCTGGGCGAAAACCTCAACACCTGGGGCGATACCCGCCTTAATGACGCGCTGTTGCGCCTGGAGGAAGGTATTGCCGGGCTGGCGACCATTCCGATTGCCGGGACCAGCACCACGCTGACATCGGTCAACTACTCCTCCGATCAGGCGCGCAATGCCTGCCTCGTCTTCACGGGCACATTGACCGCTAACAGCACCGTGACGGTGCCCAACGTCGAAAAGCTGTACCTCGCCGTGAACATGACCAGCGGGGCCTACTCGCTGACGCTGAAGACGGCGGCCGGCGCGGGCTATGCCTTGCGCTCGGGGCCGCAGTGGGTGCGCTGCGACGGGACCGACGTGCTCGGCGCGACGCCGCGGCTGGATCAGGTCCCGCTGGCGGCTGCGGCGGTGGATCTCAACGCGCAGAAGCTGACCAACCTGGGGGCACCTGCCGACGCTGCCGACGCTGCCACCAAGACCTATGTTGATGCGGCGATCGCGGCCTACACCGGGGGCACGGCGTCGCAGTACCGCACCGGCAACGGCACGGCCTCCGCACCTAGCTTCTCGTTCGCCAGCGACACCAACACCGGCCTGCGCCGCTCGGCGGAGAACACGCTGGCGGTCGTGACCGGCGGCGCCGACCGCGTCACCGTCGGCGCGACGGGCGATGTCGGGTTCAGCATGACCCCGATGACATCGGCGGACCACCGCATTCTGTCCCTCAAGGGAGCCTCGACCGGCGACGGCTGGGCGGCGGTGCGGCTGGAGGGCGGCGTTTGGGACAAGCAGGCGACCTTCCAGGTCGGCAACCTCAACGGCGACGTTGTCGTAGGGACAATGCCGACCAACACCACAGGCGGCATCCAGTTCTTCGCGGGCGGCACGCCGCGCGCCTATGTCACCCCGACCGGCGAGCTTTACGCAGGCGCGGCGGCGCTGGTGGGCGGCGGCGTGCCCGGGGCCCTGACCGGGCGGCACACCAACGGCGCGCGCTACGCGCTCCGCCTGGACGATGACGGCACCGGCTTTGCGGCGCTGGCGTCGTTCCAGAACGCCAACGGGCAGGTTGGCAGCATTTCCGTCAGCGGCACCACGACCACCTACGCCACCGCGTCGGACGTGCGGCTGAAACAGGATATCGAGCCGTTGACCGGGGCACTGGACCGGCTGGCCCAACTCAAACCCTGCCGCTTTGCCTTTCGGTTAGATCCAAAAACCCGGCTGGACGGGTTCATTGCGCATCAGGTCCAGCCGATTTGCCCCGAAGCTGTGACCGGCACGCCCGACGGCCCCGGCATGCAGGCCATGGATGCCGCCAAGCTGGTGCCGTTGCTGACGGCGGCGCTGCAGGAGCTGGCGGCGCGCGTCCAGACGCTTGAGGCGGGCGAGTAATGGCCCTGACCAAGCTGCAGTTTCGCGCGGGCATCTCGAAAGACGACAGCCCGCTGGCGAGCGAGGGCGGCTGGATCGATGCCGACAAGGTCCGTTTTCGGCTCGGTCAGCCTCAAATCGTCGGCGGCTGGGAGCGCGTCCTGCCCGATCCGATCGAGGGCGTTTGCCGGGGGCTGCATGCCTGGGCGGGCTTGGATGGCGTTAGCCGGGTCGGCATTGGGACGCACAGTCACTTGTACGTCTATTACGGCGGGGGCCTGTATGACGTGACCCCGGCCGGGCTGGCGGTCGGGCTGGTTAGCAGCCTGGGCGGCACCGGCTACGGCACCGGGGCCTATGGTGAGGGACTGTTTGGCGCGGTGACAACGTCGGATTTCCGGCCGCGCACGTGGGCGATCAGCAATTGGGGCGAGTACATGCTTGCCAATCCAAGGCGCGGGCCGCTCTACGAGTGGGCGGGCGTGCTGGCGACGCCTGCGGCTGTGGTTGTGAACTCGCCCGACGAGGTCGGCAGCCATTTCGTCAGCGCTGAGCGCATTGTGGTCTGCTGCGGCGCGACCGAGTACGGCGGCACCGAGTTCGATCCGATGCTGCTGTGGTGGTCCGATCAGGAGGACAACACCGTCTGGACACCGACCGCGACCAATCAGGCGGGCTTTCTGCCGCTGTCGCATGGCGGGCGGATCCTGCGCGGGGTGGCGTCGCGCGGGCGCAACCTGATTTGGACCGACACGAGCCTGATCGGACTGAATTACCTGGGCGATCCAACGCTTGTGTTCGGGCAGGAGCTGCTTGGGCAGGGCTGCGGCCTGATCGGCACGAACGCGGTCGTGGAGAAGGACGGCTCGGCGTTCTGGATGAGTGCGGCCGGCGAGTTCTACGCCTTTACCGGGGGCCGGGCTGAGCCGATCCCGTGCCCGGTTCGGCGCTACGTTTTCGATAATTTGGATTGGGCGCAGGCCGAGAAGGTCTACTGCGGCCACAACGGGCGGAACGCCGAAATCTGGTGGTTCTACCCGGACAAGCGCGACGGCAACGAATGCTCGCGCTATGTGGCTTACTGCTATCAGGACCAGACATGGACGGTCGGCACCTGGGACCGCACGGCCTGGATCGACGCGGGTGTGCTCGAAAATCCGCTGGCGGTCGGGGCCGATGGGTCGCTGTACTGGCACGAGCGCGGGGCGACGGCGGACGGCGGGCCGATTTCCGCCTATGTCGAGAGCGCGCCGAGCGACCTGGAGGACGGCGACCAGCTGCTTGCGGTGCTACGCATGGTGCCCGACTTCGAGGACCTGAGCGGCGGCCTGCAACTCCGCCTCAAGACGCGGCCTTGGCCCAACGGGGCAGAGGCTGAGCATGGCCCTTATGCGGTGCAGGCGAGCACCGAAAAAATCGACATGAGGCTGACCGCGCGCCAGATCAGCCTCCGTATCGAGAGCGCGTCGGCACCAAGTTTCTGGCGGCTCGGCGCGCTGCGCGCCGACCTGCGGCCCACCGGATCCAAGAGGTAAACGACCATGGCAGTGAGCACGACCACAACCGCACCGACCGGCTGGGCCGCCAACGCGGCGCATCAGAATTTCCTGATGGCGCAGGGTATCGCCAACCAGCCGTATACACCCTATCCGGGGGCGCTGCAGGCGGCCTGGAACGATGGGCAGGCGGGGGCCTACAACAACCTCGTCAACGGGCAGAGCGTCGGCCAGCAGCCGATGCAGCAGGCGCAGGCCTTCGCCACCCAGGCCGGGGCGTACAGCCCGCAGCAGGTTCAGGGCGGCGGCTATCAGGCGACCTTCCCGACCAATGTCGTCAATACGCAGGGTTTCAGCGCGGGACCGGCGCAGCAGGCGACCAGTCAGAACTTTTTGGATGCGAACCTGCAGGGTTACATGTCCCCCTACACGGGGGCGGTTGTCGATGCGTCGATCGGGCAGCTCCAGCGGCAGCATAACGTGCTCCAGAACCAGGCCAACGCGCGGGCGGCGAGCGCCGGGGCCTTCGGCGGCGGCCGGCAAGCCGTCATGAACAGCGAAAACAATCGCAACTACATGGACATTGCCGGGCAGACGGCGGCCAACCTGTATGACCGGAACTTCGGTCAGGCGCAGGCAGCCATTGCGGCCGACCAGAACCGGGCGGCGCAGACCTCGCAGTTCAACGCCGGGGCCGGGAACCAGATGGCGCAGTTCAACGCCGGGCAGATGCAGCAGGCCGGGGCGCAGACGGCGGCGGCTCATAACAACATGGCGCAGTTCCAAAGCAATGCCGTCAATCAGGCCGGGCAGTTCGGAGCCGAGCAGGCGCTGCGTGCGCAGCTCGCCAACCAGCAAGCCGGGCTGACCGGATCACAAATGCAGCTGCAGGCGGCAAATGCCTTGAACGGCATGGGCCTGGATCAGCAGCAGCAGCTCTTGCGGGGGGCGGGGGCCGCCTTCGACATGGGGCAAGCGCGCACGGCGTTCGACCAGACCGGCGCGGACAATGCCTATAACCAGTGGGCGACGGCGCAGAACTATCCGCTGCGGCAACTCGACATTTTGCAGCAGGGACTGAACGGCTACAACTCGGGCGAAACGAGAACGACGCCGGGAGCGTCGCGCAACACTGCGGCAAATGTCCTTTCCGGCGCGCTGGGCGGCGCGCAACTCGGCTACGGGCTGAGCGGGGGCCTAACCGGCTGGGGCGCGCTGGGCGGCGTCGCGGGCGGTCTTGCCGGGCTGTTCGGCTGATGGGCGGGCGGCTATCGGCCAAGCAAAGCTTGGTCCGAGCGAAGGATCCCGCGACGCGGCGGGATCGGCTTGACGCGGCGCGGCTGAAGCGGGCCGGCGATCCGGCGCATATCAACCCGGCGGAAGATCGGCTTTTGCGGCGGGAACTGCCGGAAAGCCACGGTGCCGTCGTGACGCGCGGGCTGCTGGCTGAGGCCGGCCGGCTCGGCGATGATCGGGTGACGCAGATCAACACGCGCGAAGCGGCGCTTTTGCGGGCGCGCGGCGGATCCGGTACGCGCAACCCGATGACGGGGCTGCTGGAGTATTGGGACAGCGACGGCGGCATGTCGGGCGGCGTCGGGGATGACAGCGGCGGCACGTCTCAGGGCGGCGGGCACAGCGACAGCGACAGTTTCGGCGGCGGCGATGGCGGCGGCGGCGGTCTGTTCAGCGGGCGGCTGGAAAGCCGCGCCTATGATCCGATGAGCATGCCGGCGGTCGAAAGCCTGCTGGCGGCGCCTGATTTCTCAATGCCGGGGGTGAGTTTCGAGCAGTACGCGCCGCGCGACACCTGGGCGCGGGCGTGGCAGGAGTACATGACGCCGCATCCTGCGGCCGTGCGCGCGACGCCGGGGCGGTTCGGTGCGCCCAATGCTTACGGGCCGGGCATTATGGGGAGCATGGTCGCCCAGCTCGCGGGCGGGCCGATGAGTACGGCAATGGGTATCGGGGCCGCTATGGGCCGGGCGTCGTCGGCGGCGACGCAGGCGGCAAGCGCGCGGGATGAGGCGGCGCGGAGCGGTCACAACAGCGGCGGCAACCAGGGCAGTCATTCCGTGCTGGATATGGATGCCGCGAGGGCTGGGATGCAGTCGGGCGCGCAGACTGCGGATCTGCCGCAGGCGCCGCCGGGCTACACGGTCAACCCTGCCGGGCAGATTGTCCCGATCGGCGGGAACGGGCGGGACCGGCCGGCCTGGAAGGATCCCGTCGAAAACCTGCTCTACGACTACATCTGGCGCGGCCGGACCGGCGCGGGGCCGTTCTCGTGGTGACGCGGCCGCCGGACATATGGGCGCCGTATATCGAGAGTGCGGCGACGCGGTACGGCGTGCCTCCGGCTCTGGTGCAGTCCGTCATTTCGGCGGAAAGCTCCTGGCGGCCGGGGGTTACGTCGCAGGCCGGTGCCGGCGGCTTGATGCAGCTGATGCCGGACACGTTCGCGGAGCTGCGCACGAAACACGGACTTGGCCCGGATCGGTATGACCCACAGACCAACATAAGCGCGGGCACTGCGTATTTGGGGCAGCTGTACAAGCAATTCGGCAACTGGCGGGATGCGATTGCTGCTTACAACGCTGGTCCGGGGCGCTGGGCGGCCGTCAAGGCGGGCAAGCAGGCAGCACCGCGCGAAACCACGGATTACGTTCAAAAAGTGACGGGCGCGCCGGGCTATGGGCAGGCGGCGGCGTCGGTTGAAATGCCGGCGGCGCGGGACGTGGAAAAGCTGCCTGTACCGCAGGCGCTGCAGCCGGACGGACGAAATGAGGGGGCGGGAAATATGGCCGGTGGCGGGCTGCTGAGCGATGCGACAAACAACTGGCTCGACGGCCTGGGCGGGCTGCTGGGCGAAGGGCAGACGGCAAGTCAACCGCCGGGTCCGTCCATGTCTCCGTTCCAGTATCAGCTGGCCGGCGCCGGCAATGCCGTGTCACATCTGGCGGGCGTGCGGGATCGGAAAGTCGGCATCGGTGAGCTGCTGGGGGCGATGGGCGGCGGCCTGATGCAGGGCACGGCTGCGGCGCAGCAGGCGGCGCGGGTGCAGCGGGCGGATCAGCGCGCCGAAACGGGGGAGCGGTTCGACAACGTTTATAAGCTGGCGATGACGCGCAAGGCGCTGGCGCCGACGACGGACGCGGATCGGTACAAGGTCGTTGGCAAGCAGGTTTACGACACTCGGACGGGGCAGTTCATCGCGGCGCCGGGCGGGACGGCTGAGGGCGGGCCGTTCCCGTCTGAGGGGCTGCCGTCGCAGTTGCTCAACACTTATTACACCTTGGAGCAGAAGCGGGTTAATGGGGGGCTGAATGCGCAGGAGCAGCTTCTCTATGATCTGACGGCGCAGCAGTTGAGCAAGCCGCGTTTGGTGACCGGGCCGGACGGTGTCGTTCGCGAAGTGGCGCCGCCTCCGCTGCCCGCGCTGCCGAATGCCGGGGCGGGCGCTGCGCCTCCTGCGGCTGCGCCTCCTGCGCCGGGCGCGCCGCCTCCGGTCGCGGTCCCGCCTCCGGCTGCTCCGCCTCCGGCCGCTGCGCCGGGCGTGACGCTGACGCCTTCCGGCTCTCGCGTTACCGAAGTCGTGCCGCCGCGCGCGAAGGAGATCCCGGCGACGGTGCAGAACAACCTGCTCGCCAACGTCAACGCGCTGCGGGCGGTCGAGAATGCCATTGCATCGACGGCGGCGGCGCCGGATGCTACGGGCGTTACGGCCGGGCTTCTGAACATGCTGCCGGGCGGCGTGGTCAACAAGGTGATGCCGGGCGGCACCAAGGCGCGGGCGGATATTTCCGATATCGGCAGCCTGAAAATCCATGACAGGTCCGGCGCGGCCGTGACGGTTTCGGAATTCCCGCGCTTGGCGCCGTTCGTGCCGCAGGTGAGCGATGACGCGGCGACGGTCGCAATCAAGCTGCAGCGGTTCCGCGAAGAGCTGGCGGGCGAAATCCGCGATCAGGAAGCGCTGTACGGCGCGGATCAGGGATACCGGCCCAACCCGATCCTGCAGGAGGTCGTCAAAACCGGGCGGGCGCCGCGCTATGAAGCGCCTATGGAGGGCGCGGGCGCCGGATCCGGGGCGGCCGGCAAGTTGTCCGATGATGAATTGCGCAGCAAGCTGGGGCTTTGACGATGAGCGAGAGCAAGCGCGAGACGAAGTCGGACGGCGGCGAAGACAAGGCGGCGCTGCTGGCTGAAGCCTACAAGCGCGGGATCCTGCCGGACGACATGAAAACCGCATATGAAGAGGCATTGCGGCGCGGGCTCGTTCGGGGGAAGGAAACCGACGTGCTGGGCGAAATCGGCGCGGTGGGGTCCGGTTTCAATCGCGGGATTGCGTCGCTGTTGGGGCTGCCGGTCGATGCCTTGAACGGTTTGGCTAATCTGGCGGGCGTCGGTGTGGCGGAACCTGTCGGCGGGTCGGCGTCGATCCGGCGCGGGCTGGAAACCGTCGGCATTGATACGAGTGCGCAGGCTCAAACCCAGCTCGGGCGGCTGGCGTCGCGCGGGGCGGAAGAGGTCGGCGCGGCAATAGTGCCCATGGCTGGCGCGGCGGCGATACCGGCGCGGCTGGTGACGGGCCGGATTGGGTCGGCGGTGCGCAATTCGCTGGCTGGGGTGAGTAATGCGGACCGGGCGGTGCAGCTGGGCGTATCGGCCGCCGCAGGTGTGGGCGCCGGGGCCGCGACTGAGGCCGGGCCGTCGTCGGCGCCGGTTCTGGCCGGGACGGCGGGCGCGGGGGTTGGCGGTCTAGCCGGCTATATGGCGGCGGGGCGTGTCGCGCCGGGCGCGCTGGGGCGGACGCTGGGAACCGTCGGCGGCATGATGGCCGGCGGCTATGGCGGGTCGCAGGCGCCGGAAAATGCACAGGTCGCGGAATTCGCGGGCGGTCTGCTCGGCGGCGCTGCGGCGGTGCCGGCCGTGGTGGCGGGCGGCATAGCGCGTAATTTCGTCGCGCCGCTGGCGTCGCGGGGTGCGCGGATGGACGCGGCCGGCGATACGCTGCGGCATTTTGCGAAGGATCCGGATAGCCTGACGAATGCGCCTTCCGAAATTGTACCCGGCTCGGCGCTGACGACGGCGCAGGCGGCGGCGGATCCGGGGCTTGCGTCGCTGGAGCGCACCTTGCGCAGCCAGCAGGCGACGGCGCCGGTTTTCGCGATGCGTGACGCGGAGCGGGCGGCGGCGCAGCGGGCGGCAATGCAGGGGCTGGCGCCGGAGGGCGGCGGGGCTGAAGACGTGGCGGCGATGGTGCGCGCGCGGGCACAGCAGTTTCAGGACCGGACCGGGCAGCGGGTCGGGGCGGCGCAGGGGCGGGTCGATCAGCAGGTTGGCAGGCTGGGGCCGGGCCTGGGGCCGGTCGAGGCCGGCGGCACTATACGGCGGGAGATTGGCGACAGTACGATAGACGTTGACGGGGTGAAGACACCTTACGGCGCGCGGGCGGTCGCGAAAGCCAGTGAAAAGACCTTGTGGGACCGGCTGGAGCAGAACGGGGATCTTGCGCTTGAGGCCGGCGCGGGGCGCGAAGCGGCCTTGCGGATCGTCGGCAAGATGACGCCGAGTACGCAACCGTTGAGCGGTGACGCGGCGGGGGTGATCGAGGCTGCGCGGAATATGCGCGATGTGGTGCCGTGGCGGGAATTGCAGGATCTGCGCAGCTGGGCAAATGCGACGGGGCAGAAGCTGCGGCGGGAGGGCGACGCGGTAAACGCGAGCCGCATGGAAGCCGTTGTGCGCGGCTTGATGCCGACGTTGCGCGCGCGGTGGGCGATGATGCGGGGCCGGCGCCGGGGGCTGGGCCTGCTGGCGGTCCGGCTGCGCCTGGGCCTGCTGCCGGTGATCGGCCAAGCGGAGCTTGGTCCGAGGGCGGTCCTGCTCCTGCGGCGCCGTCGGCGGTCTATACACCGGCTGGGCAACGGATCGAAACGACATGGCGTCTGGTTGACTTGGCGGGGCCTGATGCTCCGGTGCCGTCGCATACGGCAGATTTCCGGGTCAATCCGGCTTACCGGCAAGATCTGCAGCCGCGCGCGCGCGATCGGGCAAGTTCTGAGGCGCAGGTGGTCGAGATTGCCGGGAAGTTGGATCCGGAGCGATTGGGGCACGGCGGCGTCAATGACGGGGCGCCGATTGTCGGGCCTGATGGCATGATCGAGAGCGGCAACGGCCGGACGCTGGCTATTGATCGCGCGTACCGCAACGGCGGCAGGCCGGCGGAGCAGTATCGGGCGTGGATCGAGCAGCAAGGCTTTAACACGACGGGGATGCAGCGGCCGGCACTGGTGCGGGTCCGGACAAATGATCTGACGGACGCGGAGCGCGTGCGCTATGTGCAGGACGCGGCCGGCGGGCAGGGTATGCGGCTCTCTCCTGTCGAACAGGCGCGGGTCGATGGCGGCCGGCTGAGCGATGATGCGTTGTCGCTGTATCGCGGCGGGGCGCTCGATGATCCGGCTAACATCGATCTGGCGCGGGAGTTCGTGAAACAGTCGGCGCCGGGCGATGCTAACAGCCTTGCGACGGCAAGCGGCGCTCTGTCGGTCGAGGGCGTGCGGCGGATCCAGGGCGCGCTGCTGCATAAAGCGTTCGGCAACGATACCGGGTTGGTATCCTCTCTGCTGGAAACCGGCGACGACGACATTAGGGCGCTTGGGCGGGCCTTGACTGACGCGGCGCCACGGCTGGCGCAGCTGCGGGCGGCGATCGCGCGCGGCGACGTGCCGGCGGACATGGATCCGGTGCCGGCGGTGCTCGATAGCGTGCGGGTGGTGCAGCGGGCGCGCGGCGACGGGGCGCCAATCGGTGATGTGCTGGCGCAGGCGGACGCCTTCAATCCGGTGCACCCGCACGCGGCGCTGTTCCTGGGGGCGGCGTACGGTGACGGTTTCCGGCGCGTCAGTATGGCGCGGACAAAGGCGGCGCTTGATGCTTACGCGGATGAAGCGGCGCAGTCGGGCGGGCTTTTTGGTGGCGGCGCGACGGCGGCGGATGCCTGGAATAATGCGTTCCGGCGTGCTCGGGGGGTTGCTGATGATCCGACCATTGCGGCGGCGCCGGAAACTGCGGCCGGCGGCGGCGGCGGTCCTGTTCCTGGTGCTGGCGGCGGCGCTGGTGCTGCTGGCGGCGGCGCTGGTGGGGGTGGCGGTTCGTCCGTGGTGGGGGATGGCTTAACGCCGAACTTCGGGCAGGAGGATGCGGCGGCATACCGGGCGGCGCGGAGTGCTACGGCGGAGCGAAAGCAGACCTTCGATCGCGGTGCGCCGGGGCAGGTGCTGCAGCAGGGCGGGTACAACGCGCGCGGGGAGGCCGGCTATGCGATGCCGGTCGAGCAGGTTGCGGCCAAGTTCTTCAACGCCGGCAAGTCGTCGTCCACGGATATGGCGGAGTTTCTGCGGGCGGCGGAAGGGCGGCATGCTGCGGTCGAGGCGCTGCGCGATTACGCCGTTGCGGATCTCCGGCGGGCGGCGGTCGATGAAGCGGGGCGGGTCGATCCGAAGCGCTGGGCGGCGTGGGTCGCGAAGCATGACGCGCCGTTGCGGTCGTTCCCGGAAGTGCGGAAGGAGCTTAGCAACGTCGCGGCGGCGCAGAAGTCGGTCGATCGGCTGAGCGCGCGGCGCGATGCGGCGGTGAAGGGGTTTGAAAAGTCGAGCGCTGGCGGTCTGGTGGGCGGGAAGGATGCTGACGCGGCGTTTGCGTCGGTCATCAATTCCGGCAACCGGACGCAGGGACTAACGCAGCTCGTGCGGATCGCGAAAGGTGATCCGGCCAAGCTGGGGCAGCTGCGCCGCGCGACGGTCGATCACTTGATAAGGACCATAGAAAATACCGGGTCCGTGGATGCGCTGGGCAGTCAGTCGCTAAGCCCGGCCAAAACGGTACGGTTTATGGCGACCAACGGGAAGGCGCTGCAGAAAAGCGGGCTGCTGTCGCCCGGCCAAATCGCGGTGCTGCGCAGGGTCGAGGAAGACATGAACCGGGCGGTTTATGCGCAGACGGTCGGGCGCGCGGTCGGCTCTCCGACATACCAGAACTTTGCGGCCGGCGCCGTGCTCGGGCAGCTGAGCATGGGTTTCGCGCGGCGGAATGGGTTGCTGGCGAATACGATCGGCCGGGCCGGAAACTGGATCTACAAGATAGCGGATCGGGAAGTGCAGGCGCTGGTCGCGGATGCGATGCTGGATCCGGCGCTTGCGCGGGATCTGATGGCGCGGGCGACGCCGGAAAAAATGCTGTGGCTGAACGCCATGCTGAAGCGGCGGGCAATCGCAACCGGGCTTATCACTGCCGCGACGGCGGACGGCGAATAACGATCCATGCGGCTGCTGTTGCGGGCGCTCTCGGACCAAGCTGCGCTTGGCCGAGGGGCGGTGCTCGCGGCGGCCTGGGTGTTGTTCGGCGCTTTTATGCTGGTGATCGTTCTCACGCATCCGGCGGTTGGCAAAGGGAATTACGGAATGGTCCAGCGGATCAGCGCGGCCGGCTTGGCGCATATCAAGCACTTCGAGGGCTGCAAGCTTAAGTCGTATTACTGTATAGCCGGACGCTGCACGATTGGCTACGGGTCGACTGGACCGCATGTCAAACCTGGAATGGTCATCACAGAGGCGCAGGCGGAAGAACTGCTGCGGCAGGATCTCGACAAGGCGGAGCGCGCGGTTGCCGAACTGGTTAAGGTGCCGCTGTCGTCGGGCCAGCACGCGGCACTGGTGGATCTGGTGTTTAATGTCGGGGCGGCCGCCGTCGCGAAGAGCACGCTGCTAAAGCTGCTGAACAAGAAACAGTACGCGGAGGCGGGAGAGCAGCTGATGCGGTGGGTCCATAGCGGCTCGGCGGTGATCGCAGGTCTGCAGCGGCGCCGTCTGGCGGCGCGTCAGATGTGGTTCACTCCGGGTTAGCGGCTTGACGCAATAGGGATTAATCCGGAGTGGATAGGTTAACGCCTGGGTGGTCTAATCGGCGGATTGGGCGGGCGCTGGCGCCGGCTGTTGCGGGCGGGGCGGTATGTCTTACTACGATGCGACGTGGCGCCCGGTGGCGCGCTGGGTGCCTGTTCGCCTGATGTCGATGGATCCGGCGCAGGCTGAGCGGATCGTGCAGGCGGCGCTGGAAAATATCGAGAGTTGGGAACGGCGTTTGAGTGAAATCGAGAGCAATGAGGCGTGCGGCAACAAGGCGCGGGTGTTGTCGCTGCTGCGCGATGTGGCGCAGGTGCGGGTGAGCCTGCGGCGGCTGGCGGGTCTAGCTGACGAATGACGCCGGAGCAGATTGACAAGCTGTTGCGCGCGGTCGTGGCGTCGCTGGAGCGTTGGGAAGATGAGGCGGCGGAGCTGACTGCCGACTGTCCGGAGCTGGTTCACTTGGCGGCATCGATCAAGCAGGCGCGGTTCAACCTGGAGGCCATGTTAAAGCGCGAGGGGCTTTAACCGCACCTTTACCTCCTTCGCGTAAAGTGCTCTGGCCGGGATTGGGGGGAATTTGCCTCTCCGCAGTGTATGTCGCAGCCGCTGTGCTCAAGGGATCCCGGCTTTTGGATTGGAGCCGGGGGCATGAATAAGCGCGCACTGATTACACACTTCCAATCTCCATCGACGTGGCGGGGCATATTCCTTTTATGCTCGGCCATTGGTGTGTATGTGAAGCCGGAAATTGCCGAGGCGATCATTGCGGTTGGCATGGCGGCGAGTGGACTGATCGGCGTTCTGACCAGCGATCCGGTCCCGCCGGCGCCGGAGCAGCCGTGATGTCCTATCTCGGCGGCATGGATCCGGATGAGCGCGGCATGTTGCATGACCTCATCCATACCATCGTCAATCAACTCAACGTCCAGCGCAGGCTGAACGAAGACCTGACGCGCGACCTTGAAGCGGCGCGCGAACGGCTGCGCCTGCTCGAAGCGTGGAATTACGGCGTTCTGTGATGGGGTCGCTGCATCGCCGTCAGTTGTGTTCCGACGCCGAACTGTGCGCGCGCTACCGCGCGGGCGAGGCGCTGTCGCTGCTGTGCAAGCGGTCCGGCCTGTGGACCTCCGATTTGCTGGCGCTGCTGGCGAGGAACGGAATGCCGGTACGCTCGCCTGCCGAAATCAATGCCGCGAAAGGCCGCCGGCCGTATACCGGGACGCTGAGCCTTACGCCCCGGCGCGCGGCGGAATGAATGCTAGACCTTGCCTACGCGCGGGGCCGATTGTCGGGCGAGCACTATGCGCTCCGCCTGCTTCGGCCCGGCTTCACAGGCGATCGGCCCGCGTGTCCCTACTGGTGTCCTGGCCGGGTGATGGTTTGGAAAATCGCGTTCGCCATTGCGGTGCATGAAACCTTGCACCGCCGATAAGCGGGGGGTGACTTTCGGCTTGCCGTCGCCCCCCGCCACTACCTCTTTAGATATTCAGTAACGCTTTGCTGCTAGGTTGATCGTGCGCAGTGGCGGCCGGATCAGCCCATGCAGTGCAGCGCGGTCGGATCCCGCCGCTTGATCGGCGGCGGGGCCTTCGCGCTTTGTACAGACTGTCAGTCGGTCTTATCCGGGCGGATGAACCTGGACGCAGGGTCCGGTTCCTGACCCGTACAGTCAATCCGGCTGATCGAGACGGCGGTTCTGAAGGCGTTCGAGAGTTTCCTCCGCCTGAACCACGGCGGCGTGATGCAGACCGTTTGTTAGTCCCCACAGATACAGGGCGGCGTCTCGCTCTCCCGTGTCGGGGTGTTCCAGACAGTGACGGTAAGCCCAGATGATCGCGGCGGCTCGTCCGCCTTTTAGCTTCCAGCGAGTGTCGCCTTTAACGATATCGGCTTCCTGAGCGCTGAAGATTTCGAGCGTGGGATTGATGTCGGGCACGGCTTCCTCTCGTTCTTTGTGTCCGAAAAGAACGCTTGTCGGACGTTATCCCGCGAGCATGGCGGCAATGAAAATCGTCAGCGCGTTCATGATGAGGTTTAAGCCACTCAAGTAGAGCAGAACGTGCGACTGGCGCTTAAGGTCGGCAATCTCGGCCGTGAGCGGCGGCGGTTTGGCGTCCATAAATCGGCGGCTTTCAGTCTATCTCGGACTTAGCTTGAGTAAGCGGATTTTAACCGGCGGCGGTCTACAGTTACGGCACTCTTTCCTCCCCGGAAGGGTCCATGCCTCCGACTTTTAGCCTCGCCCGGTTTTCGGGCGGGGTTTTTTCCGGTGATCTGCGGCTTACTCGTGCGGCGTTTCCGGCAGAGTGTCGAGTGCGATCTGTAATGCTGAGATAAGTGTCTGCTCTGCATAGGTGCCGTGGGTCTGCGCGCATTGCGCCAGCTCGCGCAGGTCGAGCAGCTGGAGCGCGGCAAGACAACGGCGGACGTGGGCGATCTGTACGCGGTACGTCGTGCAATCATCCATCGCGGGCCGCCTTGGCGTTGCGCCGCGCGGATCCGGTGGCCGACGGGCGTACGTCAATGCCGTACTGGCGCAGCAGCCGGTATATCGTGCCTGGGGTGCAGCCGGCGGCGTCGGCCAGCAGCGGCCCGGTTTGCCCGGCGCGGTAACGGCGGATGATTTCGGCGTCGTCTATCAGGCGCTTGCGCGGCGCGCCGCGGCCGGGTTTGCGGGTCTGGTGTCCGGCGGCGCGGACGATGCTGAGCACCGTCGAGCCGCTGCAGCCGGCCTGGAATGCGATGCTCTCGGCGTCGGTGCCGTCCTCGACGTACATTCTGATGATTTCGTCGTCGGACAGGCGGCGGCGGGTCTTGCCGCGTACATAGGACACCACTACGGCGCCGTCGGGAATGTGGTCATGCGGTTTGCTCCGGCCAAGGAATGCGGTCAAACCTAGCATACCGGCGGCCGGCGGCGCATGGTGTCAATGAGGTCAGCAATGGGGTAGCAGTCCTGTCCCATTGCAATAGTTAACGAATGAGTATATTTGCAGCAAAAGCGCGGCAATTACTTGGGCGCGGGGCAGCGGCCCAAGTTGCAGCTTTGTGGATCGGCGCGATTGGCAGCCATGCTAAAAGCATAAACAACGATTTGCCGGTTGTGCAGTACCGTACAAGCTGTTTATGCTGGCCGGGTCGCGGGGCTCGACTGTGCCGGGTTGCCGGAATTGTTGGCCTGCGACGCGCGAGATTTGCGCCGGTCCGGTGCTTGAAATTATCCATCCGGAAGTCGAAGCTTTTGGAAATTTCGGCATAGGGGCGGGTTAACGTACGGTCGGCCGCTGGTCTAAACGGAAACGTTGCGCTAGTGGTTTGTCTGGAATGACTAAACGGGGGTTTTCGGATCCTCGGAAGTGACGGCAGCGCTGGAGCACATTGTACCTTGGCCGGGTCGTGTGAAATGCGCTGCCGCCGCACCTTCCAAAAGCATCGCATTCGCGGTGCTCCCAACCTCCAACGGCGGTCTGACAAACCGGCGTCGGCGTCTAAACACAACGAAGGGAACTAGCCTTCTATGCGTCTGTCCCGATACTGGCTGTTTCGGTCGGCCAACTGCAAGCAAAGTTTTGGTGAATTTTACCATCGGGCGCCGGTTCTTTTGGCTAAGTTCACATTTTTCCCAATCGCACTAGCCGCGCGTAGCCTTGCGATAGCCTGCCGTCTGCGGGGGTATCGGTCCCGCGTAGCGGGATCCGAGGCATGATCGAGTACAGTGCTGCGGAGCGCTACAGCGTTGACGGCGATGGCTGGCTTTGCCGCGACGGGGCGCAGCTGCTGGCCGGGCCGCGCGCGGAGCTGGAAACCTTTGCCGAAATCCTCAATCTGTCGGATCCGCCGCGCGATCGGGTGGCGCCTGTGCTGCGCGCGCTGATCTGCGGGACGCGCGGCAGCATATTCACGACGGGCGAGCAGTTGCGCCGGCTGGCGCGGAGTGCTGCGGCATGATTGATCGAGAGGGAGCCTCGACGGGCGCGTTTCTGGCGGCGGTCGCGGTCTATGTCGTGTCGGTCGTGATCGGCTGGGCGGCGGTCGGGGTGCTGGTCGCGCGCTGGGCCGCGTCATGACGGATGTGGCGATCCTGGCGGCGAAATGGGGGCTGCGGCTGGTGCTGGTCGGCAGCTGCGCCGCCGTCTTGGCGCTGACACTGCGGGGCGCGCTGTGATGCCCGGCGAGCGGGATCCCGATCTGCCGCGCGGCGGCCGGGGCAAGGTCGTGGACCTGACCGGCCGGCGCTTTGGGCTGCTGGAAGTGCTGCGCCGGCTGACGCGGGCCGAGGTCGAGGCGCTGGATCGCGCGAAGCAGACGGCGGCTTACTGGCTGGTGCGCTGCCGGTGCGGCCGGGAGAAGCCGGTTATCGGCGCCAGTCTCCGGCGCTACGCGACGCGGAGCTGCGGCGGCCCCCGGTGCAAGGGGGCGCTGTGATGCGGTTCTTCGTTGGCCTGCATCAACCCTGCGATGCGTACCGCTTCGACGCGGCGTTTATTTCGGTCAACCGGTTGCGCGGGCGGAAGAGCGGCTTTCCGGTCGATGACTGGATCATGGACAGCGGGGCATTCACGACGATCGACAAGCACGGACACTATCCAGACCCGCCCGAAGTCTATGCCGCGCAGATCAAGCGGTGGTCGACGAACGGCAATCTGCTGGCAGCTGTCAGCCAAGATTTTATGTGTGAGGCTCATATGCTGGCCCGTACTGACGCAACGAACGTGGCTCTTGCAGGAATGTGGCCTGCGTACGGCCCGGCCACACAAGACCAACTCGTCTATGTCCATCAGCTGTGGACGATCGAAAGGTATGACGCTCTCGTCTCATCAGATGTCGGCGGCGTTTACATCATGCCGGTGCTGCAGGGTTACGATCCCGCCGACTATGTGCAGCATATCGCACTGTACGGCGATCGGCTGCCGGTCGGGGCCTGGGTCGGCGTCGGCTCGGTCTGCAAGCGCAACGGCGATGCGGCGGCGATCGAGGAAGTCTTGCTGGCTATCGGGCGGGCGCGGCCGGATCTGCGGTTGCACGGTTTCGGCGTCAAGACGACGGCGCTCGGGTCCGGTCTGGTGCGCGAGCTGCTGGAGACG